TTGAAGTTGAAACCATTCAGGTTGAATGCCATCGTGCTAACTCCAAGAGCAGTGAACCAAATACCAACAACAGGCCAAGCAGCCAAAAAGAAATGTAGAGAGCGAGAGTTGTTGAAGGACGCATATTGGAAAATCAAACGACCAAAGTAACCATGGGCAGCAACAATGTTATAAGTCTCTTCTTCTTGACCAAACTTATAACCATAGTTCTGTGACTCATTTTCAGTGGTTTCACGAACCAGTGAAGAAGTAACCAGAGAACCATGCATAGCAGAGAACAGTGAACCACCAAAGACACCAGCAACTCCAAGCATATGGAAGGGGTGCATCAGGATGTTATGTTCTGCCTGGAACACAAGCATATAGTTGAAAGTACCAGAAATGCCAAGAGGCATAGCATCAGAGAAAGAACCTTGACCAAAAGGATAGACCAGGAATACTGCAGAAGCAGCAGCAACAGGTGCAGAGTATGCAACACAGATCCAGGGACGCATACCTAGACGGTAAGAAAGTTCCCACTCACGACCCATATAGGCATAGATACCAATCAGGAAGTGGAACACTACAAGTTGGAAAGGTCCACCATTGTAGAGCCATTCATCTAGGGAAGCAGCTTCCCAGATGGGGTAAAAGTGCAGTCCAATAGCATTGGACGAAGGAACAACAGCACCAGAGATAATGTTGTTTCCATACATCAGAGAACCAGCAACTGGTTCACGAATTCCATCAATGTCAACAGGGGGAGCTGCAATGAAAGCAACAATGAAGCAGATAGTTGCTGCAAGCAATGTTGGAATCATCAGGGTTCCAAACCACCCAACATAAAGTCTGTTGTCAGTTGAAGTAACCCAGTTGCAGAATTGTTCCCAAGTATTAGATTGTCTTTGTTGTGAAATTGTAGCAGTCATTTTTAAAAGAGTAAGTAGATCCATCAGGGACATGGTGGAGTTACTTATTTCCTAGACACCCTTATTCTAGGATATGAGAGACTTGATTTATACTCCCCATAGGTCTCGGTTAATGGGAGTTACAAAGATTAAAGAACTGTAACATTCCTTAACCTGTTGATGTATTTATCATAGCATTGTCAGGAAATCCTGTCAATGGTTCAATTTCTGAACTGGGATAAATACTTAAAACTGCTTCTCCCTGTATGCCAAGGGAATGGAACACTCCCAAAAGGGAACCTTGGAATGCTCCTATACATAACATTCTAAAAGCAATAGATAATCACACTCAAGAATACTTCAAGAGTGGTGATATGTGGCATCTACAAAAAGCAGATCTGTTGAGACAATACTTAAGGGAACTCAAGGATTTTATACATAAGTCAGAAGGAAGATGAAAAAGATTTTTCTTATTGGATTGTTGGCTATGAGATTAATCACCAACGAGGGAGTATTCAATGAGAATAGGAGACCGCAACCAAAAAGACAGTTCCCAGAAATCATCAGATTCATCAGAAGACCAGCAAAAAGAGGTAGGAAAAAAGCAAAGTTCTATCTTGAATAAATTAATCTTTGCTGTTTGCTGTTCTATTATTGGATTTGTTGGTTTAAATTTTGTTGCCTGCAATTTTATGATCCCAGGTACAACAAACTATGCAAATCTTTTAGGTGGATTAAAAAATCCTCCTCCAACAGATTGCAAAGAATCTGAAAGAAGAGGATTTGAAACTTTATTAACTATATTAACTACAGTGATTGCATTAAGAACTAAAGTAGAAGAAGATTAAGACTTCCAAAGATTACCTTCTGCTTTTCTTCTTCTTGCTAATCCTGCTTCAACATTAGTACCAGGATTTCTATAAAGATATAAAGCATCAGGAACTTTGTCCCATTCTTTATTCTTTAGGCATTTAGTAATAGTATTAAAGTTAGAACCACCGTAAAAACCGGCACCAAGATTATAAGCAAAGCTGAGCAAAGCACCTCTTTGGCCATCAGTCATCTCACTCCAATAAGGTATTTTTTGTAGAGAAGGAAGAAACTCCCTTCTCAATTGATAATACAATAGATCATCTGCTTCATCTTGAGTGATTGTATTACCAATCATAAATCTAGTTCCATCTTTTCTTCTGGTACTTCCCCAACCTATTGTGATAGGTAATCCACCAGTAAGAGGATCATAATATGCCTTAAGATGACATCCTTCAAATTCCTTAATTAAATCGACACCCCTTTCAGGAAGACCTTCCAGTGTTGGTTCAATCTTTTGATTTCTAAATCTTCTAGAAAATTCATCTAGAATTTCTTTATGAACTGATGCTTGAAGAAAATTCCAGGCATCTAGTTGATGTGGAAGATCTTGATGATGTTTTACAGCATCAATAAATTTAATAGTCATAATCAACCTTCTTGATAAACAGAAACAAAAACAGTTCCCTTTTTAGTAAGTGGAAGCAGGTGATCTTTCAGATGTTGGTTATGCATTCTAACACAACCATGAGTTGAGAAAAGTCTCTGCATTGGTGCCCAAGCACCAGGCCATCCACAAGCAGATCCTCCACCATGAACCATAATTCCAGCACGACCATATTTTGCTTCTTGACTTTCAAGTTCTACAAGATCAAAACTATACCAACCATATGCCATTAAAGTTCTATCATATGGAGGATTTGCACCCACATTTTCATAGTCCTTATAGATGGTTCCAATCTTATAAAGACCAGGAGGAGTATCTGTATTTGTTAGTTTAAACTCAAAGTCACTTCCTTGTCCTCTTGCCAATGCAGGAAGTTCCCACAAAAGTTTTCCAGTAAAATCATATGCCTTTGCCGTTTCTGAAATATCATTCACAATGATATGAGTATCACCAGATTTAAATCCAAAATCTTGTGGTTTCTTTTTAGGTCCAATCATTTGTTTCTCCTAAATTCTAAATTCTTCTAATCTATCTAGTATCTGATTGAAATGTTTATTTGCAAATGACTTACATTCTTCAGAACAATGCTCATAGTTAAGTTTATTTTTTTGCTGTAAGATAAGAACCTTCAATTGGTCCTTCGTAAGTTGTCCTCTTGGCATAAAAAATAAAACTCTGCCTCTTATTTAGAGACAGAGTTAAGATTTATTAAGTGTTATTTCAAACAGTAGTACCAACCTTGATTGTAGATTGTACATACTCTAGAACTGCTTCCGGAGTAGTTGCAACATAAGGGTCTTCAGGTGCATTATCTCTTTTGCCAGGTTCTTCAAATAGTTTTTCAATCAAACCATTATCTACCACAGCAGCATATCTCCAAGAACGCTCACCAAAACCAAGATTGGTCTTGGCAACGAGTTGACCCATAGAGCGAGTGAAATAAGCATTGCCATCTGGAATGAGTTTTACATTTTTGATCCCTTGGTCTTTCTCCCAAGCATTCATCACAAATGCATCATTAACAGAGATGCAATATATAGCATCAATACCAAGAGCATCAAACTCTTCATATCTCTCCTCAAAACCAGGCAGTTGATAAGCACTGCAGGTAGGAGTGAAAGCACCAGGAAGTGAAAAGATGATTACACGCTTTGCAGCAAAAAGATCATCTGTTGTTTTAGTTACAAACTCACCATTTTCCCTAAAAATAAATTCAACATTAGGGACAGTATATTGTTCTTTACGCACTTTAACCTCCATATTCATTTAAATTTTATATTTACAGCAATTATTTTTGCTTTTGGATTTCTTGCAAGTGCAGTTTGTTTTGCATCTTGATAGTTTACTGCTTCAACTGTTTCATAAAATACTGTGCCTCCAACATACAATTGCACTTCATACTTCATCTCACCAAATGCCAGGAATAATTTGACCTGTGGTGAGATAAGTGCCTACAGCAATTACAAATCCTAGCATTGCCAGTCTTCCATTCAGTCTTTCGTTTTCTTCAGTCCATCCAAATTTCATTTGTTTTCTCCTTGATAAGGGTGTTTTTGTTTTAATTCTGGGTTTGGATTACAAACCAATTTTTCTTTGATAGGTTTAATAACAATAAACTTATCATTCTTAAGAGTGCCAGCAATCTTGACTTCTAGTTCTACGTTTCGATCCCAGGCACCACTATCAACCAATTCTTGAAGAGCAATTGAGAATTGCCCTAACATATCAACAGATGATGGGTTGATTGCCGTCACAGGTTCTCTTCCTGTTCAGTAAGGATCACACAATCACTGGTGGGATATGCTACGCAAGTGAGGACCCAACCATCTGCCATTTGTTCATCATCAAGGAACGATTGCTCCTCATTATCTACGGTGCCAGAGATGAGTTTTCCTGCACAAGCAGAACAAGCACCTGCTTTACACGATGAAGGAAGGTCAAGACCTGCATCCTCTGCTGCTTCAAGAATGTACTGGTCATCTCGACACTGGACTGTAGTTTCTGTTCCATCGGGTGTTTGAAGAGTAATATTAAAAGTAGTCATTAATAAGTCTCACAAATTTTTTCTACGGATGCTGCCAACAAAACAAAAAAGGCAACAGATGTTATTGTAAAGATGATTGAAGTCATTGTCAATACCTCCTACTTAGAAGATTCCGAAGAATAGATTACCAGTGACCATATAAGAAATAGCACCACAAATAATACCGACCATTGCCCAGCGCCCATTATACTTCTCCTTTACTTGATTGGGAGTGTCCATACCATAGTTTTCATAATACATAGTGGGTTCTTTTGCCCACATATTCTGTTGTCCACGATCATTAGTCGTTACAGTCATTTCCGTTTTATTACGAATTGTTACATCAGTATATATGCCTATTGGTGGTTTGTCAAGAGGGATTTGTTATCCTTCCAAGATATGGATCATAGTTCATGATGTCACTTATACTTAAATCAGGTCCATTTTGCTTCCAAAAGTTTAATATTCCCTCATAACTTTGCTTATGAAACATATCAATATGTTCTGGATGAATTGAAGAACCTAGGTCTAATTTATACAGTAACAATGGAATACTAAAGGTATTCCCACTATTGTAAATCAAATCATCTGCAACTGCCCTAGGTTTAACTCCGTTATCAAGTTTATATTTTTCCTTTCTGACATGATGCTTGAGCAATTTAGTTGCATGGTGACGAGTAATTAAATAAGCAGCCGTGGAAAAATCATTCACAAACCTCTTGTGAAGTTTTACGTGAATGTTTCCAGTGCAAATAATAGATAGTTGAATTACATCAAAGTCATATGGCACTTTGGATATCACTTCGTTCCAAGTAAAATTCCAATATTTAACTGGTTCTAAATTACAATCATCTTCCATAATGATTGCATAAGGAGCATCAGTGGTCTCATACCAATGTTTAATTGCTTTAAGATGAGAAGTGGTGCAACCAATTTCACCAGATGTCATCATTTCGGGATATCTTCCAGAAATAACATCACTTAAATCATCTTGACGACCATCGTATGCAGAAATTCGAGTATAATTTTCAATTTCCCAATACTTAAATTGATCCTCCATATATTCTTTTCTCTCTGGCTGCCCATCCAGATTTAGATAATATACGTGAGGAAGATTTTTGAGTTTATAAGTTGATTTATTTTTATCCATTTTTAATTTGCCCTTTAATCCAATCTAGTACTTGAACATTGCAATTCCATTGAAGATGTGTTTTGATTTTATCAATATTTGCTCTGGAATGAAGAACTTCACCAGTTCTTTCTGGAATAAAAATTTGATACGATGAAATAATATCAGCAATATCTTTTATGACTATTCCTTCTCCAGTTCCAACATTAAAAACTTCTCCATAATTATCAAGACTTTTTTGAGATGCAAGTATGTTTGCATAAACAACATCAGACACATGAATAAAATCTCTTGTCTGATATCCTTCACCAATAATAGTTAATGGTTGTCCACTTTTTTTCTGATTCATAAAAATAGACATAACAGGAGCATATTGACCTGTTTTATGTTGTCTTTCTCCATATACATTGAAGTACCTGAACATTATAGTTTTCAATCCATAAAGTTCACAATACATTTTACATAATTGTTCGCCAGTATATTTAGATATAGAATATGTATTTAAACAATTAATTTGATTTGTTTCTAAACTGGGGATAAAGAAAGTATTTCCATAAACTGCGGAAGTTGAGGAAAACATAAATCTATCAATATTATGAATTCTAGAACATTCAAGAGCATTCATCGTAGATAACGTATTGTTTGCCATACTCTCATTTGGATTTTCTACACAAAAAGGAATAGAAACATCCGATGCCAAATGAAAGACATTACTAACACCTTCAAAGTGATGAAGATATTTAAAATAATTCTCCGAAAGATCTTGAATATAATACTTTGCTTTAGGATTTTGGTGGACTGGTTGGACTCTATCCAATACTATTACATCATGCCCAATATCAACTAAACGATCAACCAAATGTGATCCTATGAAACCACAACCACCAGTGACTAAACTTTTCATATCAGTTTTGCAGGTAAAAAATATCCAGGAATTCCATTAACATCTCTCATTTCAATGAGAGGTTTTAGTGGAGATTTAAAGGTTTCATTTATTTTATAATAATTACTATCTTCTGTCAATATTTTTTTATATAGTTTTTCCGATGTACCTTTATCAATTGAAACTTCACTTATTTTACCCGTAGTTACTGCACTCCATTCATATTGCCTGAATAGAGGTTCATCAAAAGAATAAACATTATAAAATTTATGAATCTCTGCAAATCCAATATCTAAATGATTCTCAATTTCATATCCAAAGTGATATGAAATTCTTTTACAAATATCAACATACTCATCACTTAGATACATGATTGCATGAGTTGCAAGCATATTATAAACTCTTACAATATTTTCATCAACTCTTTCTGTATGAACATAAGGACCGGAATGATTTAAATATCTACCCCAATGTGATATTCCTAAGTATAAAGCATCTGCATTATCTGGCACATCGATCTCAGAAACAAACTCTCGATTTAGATCGCAATCATCTTCAAGTATTATAAATGGTGGTTTAATTTTTTTACTTAAAATCTCACAATGAGATCTAGCACAACCAATTATTCTACCAGCATCATGTCTAATAGCAGAAAATCTTTCGACATATTTGAACCCCAATTTCTTCAACAAAGATTCGGTTTGTTTTCTTTTTTGATCCTGATCATCTAGATTGATGTAGTATATAGGAACTTCTAACAAATTAATTTTCATTTAAATACGGATTTAATTTAGAATTAAAAAGATCATTATTACCATTCCAATATCTAAAAGAATGAGACATAATTTTATTATATTTTGATATGTATTTGTGGTTTATAATATTTTTTATTTTTGATTCAGAAAGTGCTTTATTTAACCACTCAGTTTTAACAAATTCATAATCAGAAGATCTTTGATCCCAATTAGTTCCCCTATAATAATGAAGAAAAGAATTTTCTATAAGTTGACACCCAAATGAAGGATCATAATCAATATTAAATGACTGATCATCTGTTTGATGAATCAATGCTGAAGTATGATTCATCCACTTAACATTCTTAGTTTCAATATAAAATCTAGTATTTCCCCCAACATCACAAGAATCTCCAGGAGTAGTTCCAAAGTCAAGTGAAGAAAAATCGGAATTTTTATTTACAATAACAACAAAAGGAGCAACATACTCAATATTAAAATTATCTCTTTGCTGATAGACTCCAGATATATTATAATCTTTTAGGTAATTAATAAAAGAAAATTTATTAATTAAAAATACATCAAATTCTAAAATTACATTAAAATCGATATCATTGGTTATTGTCTTTATGGAATTTAAAGTAGGAGAATGATCCCAAGCAGTTCCTGTTATTTCATAATTAGAAAATCTAACATAGTTAACTCCAAGATTCGAACATTCTCTTTTAATCTCTTTGGACTTTGATGAATCGCAAAAATTATCTATACAATAATATTGAAACTCATCTTCACAAAAAAATCTCAAATGATCTACATGAAGTTTTAAAAAATCGGTTCGTTTAGCATGAACTGAAAATATTTTAATCATAATACAGATAACAAAGAATTAATTCTATTTACGTATGTATGATTATTCTTAATATAGTTCATGTTATCTCTTAGAATATTTTCATCACTTTTTTTATAATCCTCAACAATAGATTTATATAATTTTTCTAAATTGCCATTGATAGTAATTCTATCACCAAAAAACTTATCAAGTTTTGTTGAATTAGATCCTGTCCATTTTCCATAACTGATATTTTTGAAAATCCTACATGGGACATAACCATTTTCCAAATGATTTTTTTCTCGAATGTCAAATGAAATGTATGAATTTCTCACAGCATCAATACTTCTATCATAGTCATAGAATGGAATTCCACGTTCTTCATCATCAAATCCAGTATAACCACCCAAATTAACAAAGGTCTTTCCATTATTAGCACATACGTGAGCAAAATCTATTAGATTATTGCCTTGAATTGTTCCCACAAAAAGTACTTCATCTTTTGTATCATCATACAAACAAGGACTTACATCATCTATTTCGTCAGGAAGTAAATCTGTGGCCCACATTATAACTGGAGTTTTTGTTCTTTCGCAATACCAGAAATAATCATCTACTTTTTTTACATTATTCCATGAATAATTTTCGTGATAAACTAGGTAGTTGTGAACGTTATCATATTCAGTCTCCTCAAAGTCTTCTCTATAATTATGAATAAAATAAGTTGCAGTATCTTTAATTTGTAAATTACTAACTGCATTCTTTTCTCCAATTACAATTGCATTATCCAAGTCAATGTCAGAGTTTTCTTCAGAGTCATCTACCCAAACTACATCATATCCAAGAAATTTGAAAGCTTTGTAAAACCCATAATGAATATATGAATGAGTATGAGTATGATCAGGATATCCCCAAATTACGATTTTACGATCCACTTCTAACCTCTGCATGATTTTTTTCTAAAGCAATGATTTTTGGTTCAAAGGGAACATTCCATCCCATTGGATTAAATCTAACTGCTTCGGGATAACAATAAGAGGGAGTTAATTCTACAGTTGGAGGATTATTAATCAAATACCTATTCATATGACTTTCATCATGCCATACGGCAATTAGATTATTCTCAAAATCTTTCTCAACATTATTAACAATCGTTTCTGCCATCTTTAAAAAATAACCTGGTTTTCCACCATTAAATCCACCAGCATAATACATTTTCCCCTCACCATATGGAACATATGCAGTGGACCTTTCTCTTCTTTCATAAGAGAATTCATCTGGACTTTTAAACCAAAATCCAGGATGTTGAGTAGCAACTAAATCACCAAGAATTTCATCTCCAACTTTATCTTCGATTCGCATATCAACATCCATGTAGAAGCAATAATCAAATTGAGAAATATATTCTTTCTCTTTCATGAAGTAGTGATATCTTTTTAATGTGGGGATAGGCCACTGCTCATGCTCAATCTGAGAGATTTTTACATTATCAGAAACTTCTTCAATTTCATGATTTGTAAAAACCAATGCAGAAATTTCGTGCCCGTTCAAAAAATTTTCTTCTACAGAATTTAGAAGTTGTTCGACAAATTGAATATATTTATTTGTCGCAATGTTTAAAATACAAATTTTCATTTCAATTAACGTTAATTACTAGTGCATTTTCATTTTGATTAATATCCATCCACTCAAAAGATTTTACCTTTTTATTTCTTTTCAAGTATGCTTCAAGATCAGATTTTTTATAGTGGTTATGATAAAGATTTTCCTGTTCCCAATGATCAATCTTTTCTTCGTCATTAGGTTTAATAAAAAAGATATGAACTACATATTTACTTGCAACTCTAATCATTTCATTTAAAGCATCTTTATATGTGGGAAGATGCTCAAAAACATGACGAGAATATGAGAGTTCATATGAATTGTCATCAAGACCAGTATTCTCTACTGGCGCTTGAAGGAAATTAATTCCCCTCGATTCATTTAGTTCTTTCAAGTGAACACATGAATCAATTCCAAGATAATTAAATTCATAACCATCAGAAGTAAGTGCGTTATATTCTACACAAGGACCACACCCAAAATCAGCAATTGATTTAATTTCCAAATCTTTAATATTTTCTCGAATAAAAACTCTAGACTCTGCATTTTCATTTCCCAACCATCCAAGATACTCATTGAATTTCTGAGTGTCGCTTAGATTGTTGTCCCACCATGTTTGTTTGAATAAGTTAACCATTTTAATTCTCCTATAGAATAATCCAGTCTGAACAATACAAATCGTCCGTATTATGATTTATACAATCACCACCAAACCAGTTTTTGGGGGCAATTGTTTTTTTACTATTTGCCAACCAAGACCCCCACCAAGAAAAGGAGGAATTGGCTATAATATGATAATTGCAAAGTGACATCAAACACAAATCAACATTTGTGTTTCCCAAATCAGAAACAAAGAATCGATCATCATCAAAAATACTTTGTCGGTTGCACCATTTTGGATCATCAGAAACTATCAAAACTGGAAAATTTTTATCCAGTAGATCTAAAGAATTTTTATAATAATCCAAAGATTGTACCGGATGATTTGGATTTACAATGTAATCCCCTCTACGAATATGTAAAGAGATTACTTCAGAACCAGAAAAAAATTCCTCAAACTTACTTTTAGATGGTTCAAGTATTTCAGATTTAAAGGAAAATTGTTTTTTTATATCATCCTTAATGTGTTTGAAATATTTTTCTGTCTGAAGATATCCATTAATATTTGTTCTATCTTCGCAGAAATTAAATAAATTTTTATCAAAAGCAAAACTTGATTCTTGCCTGATTTTATAATCAGTTATCCCAATATTTTGGGGGTTAATATCAAAACACTCATATAAATTAGTGTCGGAAGATTTTACCAAAGAATCAAATTTACCAAAAACGTGTTTCGGGGGGATACAATATTCCATTTCACGATTACTTGCAATCCCCATCAAAGAAGCATATTGAAACATCTGATTGGCAAGTCTTCCTAAATTACCAAGATAATTAAATGAAATCATATCACTTCAGATCAATTTGTTGCTTAATCCAGTTATAAGTCTCACGAATTCCCTCTTCTAGAGTTTGTGAATAATCCCATCCAAGTTTTTTACGAATCAGATCATTATTAGAATTGCGACCACGAACACCAAGAGGTCCATCAATATGGACTTTATTTACTTCTTTGTTGGCAACTTTAGCAGCAGTATCTACAAGTTGATTGATAGTAACCATTTCCTCAGAACCAATATTGACGGGACCTTGGAAATCGGAATCCATCATTCGACGGGTTGCTTCGATGCATTCATCAATGTACAGGAAGGAACGAGTTTGTAGGCCATCTCCCCACACCTCGATGGATCCACCTTCTTCTGGAAGATAGGCAACTTTACGGCAGATTGCTGCAGGTGCTTTCTCTCTTCCACCTTCCCAAGTTCCTTCAGGTCCAAAGATATTATGATACCTAGCAACCCGAACAGGGATCCCGTAATTACGAGAATAAGCGAAAAACAACCGCTCTGAGAACAGTTTCTCCCAACCATATTCAGAATCGGGTGCTGCTGGGTATGCTGATTCTTCACGGCAATCTGGGTTATTTGGATCGAGTTGATTGTGCTCAGGATACATGCAAGCAGATCCAGAGTAGAAAATTTTAGTCTTATTTACACCGTCTCTTTCATTACGTTCCTTTTGCATTTCCAGAACATTCAAATTAATCGTTGCAGAGTTGTGCATGATGTCTGCATCGTTCTCACCAGTGAAGACAAATCCTGCACCACCCATATCAGCAGCAAACTGATAGATCTCATCAAATGATTGAATGTGATTATCTGGAACTAATTGATAAAAATTTCCCAAGTAACCTTTGAATTGAAGACAAGCAGCAACGAATTTTACATCCCGAAGATCTCCAAGAATAAACTCATTTGCCTCTGTTTCAGAAAACTCCGGGAGTTTCAGGTCTACACCCCGAACCCAGTATCCCTCAGAACGAAGTCTCCTAACCATATGACTTCCAATGAAACCACCAGCACCAAGGACCAGTGCTGTTTTAATATACTCACTCATAATTTTTTTTGTTATGTATTATCATTATACCTATAATTGGTGTCATAATCAAGAGGTATGACAACAAAAATAAAGTAACTGGATTATTTAGAATGAATTTAACTACCCCAACCATTTAAAAATTTCTCCAAAGGATCTCTGCCAGTTTTAACGATTTCACAAGCTCTTTTGTAAAACATATTATTAGTGTTGCCAGATTTTTCAAAAGTTTCCTTTATCTTAATCCAGTTATTAAGAGTATGATTGTCCATCTAAAAATGGCAAATGATTTACTATTTACCATCGGTATCAATTTATACTCTTATTTGATTTCAAATTCTAACTTTCGAACTTTACGAGTTCTTCGTTCTTCTTGATAAGCTAGATCTTCTCTGCTGAAAGATGACTTTGATTTTTTAGTTTGATTTGTAGTAATTAATTCTACTAAACTTAAATCTAAAGCAGTAATTGTTTCCCCTTTGACAGTAGTTAAATTATCACATCCACAGCATTTAGTTCTTGATGGATGTGATTCTAATGTTATGTTGCAACTCTTGCATCTTATTGTTAACATTGTTCCACATAATTTAGATATTTATAAATGGCGGGTGAGGGAATTGAACCCCCTCCTGAAGCTTATGAGACTTCTGTGCTACCTTTACACTCACCCACGATGAGGAGGCATTTTGCCTCCAATATTTATCAGAACTTAAATGTTGTCTGAATTACACCACCCCAGTTGGAAGAGTTGCCAACCAGACGTTGGTTGTCACTTCCATAGATGATAGCAGGAATAACACTGATGTTATCAGATACTTGATACTTGTAGAAGATCTCAAGCATAGTTGCTTTCTCCAGATTTTCACCAGTAGGTGCTTGACCAATAGCAACACCAGCAGCGTTACCATCAACAAATACATCTTCCCACTGAAGACCAGCAAACCAGGACTGACTGTTGGTAGCAGCACTTTCAGTACCACTTACAGTGTTCCAACCATAACCTGCAGAGATGGAGGGAACCCAACCAGATTGAGTAGGTTGCCAGTATGCGTTCAGAGCATAACCATTAGAGGTTTGACCAGGAGCAAGAGCACCTGAAGCACCATCAAAACCATTATAGGTACGAACACGAGTGCCTTCAGTACCATAACGATAACCAAATGCAGCACCCCAGTTATCACCACGATAACCAATTTGTGCCAGAGTATTCAGAGCACCAGAACGATCAAACTCACCAGTAGAACTATCAGCACCATTTTGTGCAACATAGTTTACACCAGCAATAAGACCTTTGGTTCCATACTGAACACCAAAACCTGAACCAACTGCTTTGTTATAAACTCCAGGAGCACCAGCAACTTGGAAGAAGTCAAGGATCTTGGAACTATAAGCAGTAGGGAGCCAGGAGATTTCAGTGTTACGAACCAGAGCACCAGCAGTCAGAGTAGTGCTACCATTGAACACAGGGAACTGATAGTACAGACGATCAATAACTACATTATTGCCATTCTCACCAGTGGTGTTGTCTGCTTTATCCAGTTTGAAGATTGAAGAACTGGATCCAAAAGGATTGCTACTAAAGTTAGAAGAACGCAGACGAGTACGAAGCAGGTCCTTACCAGTGAATGAAGTATCCAGGTTCAGACGCAGATCATAGTTAAATGCTGTATGAGTGATATCACCATCTTTGCTTTGGTAATTATCTACACCACCAAGAACAAAGTTTGCCTCACCACGCAGTTTAGTAGTTGTAGAGAACTGTTGTGCTTCAAGTGTAGTCACTTGTGCTTCCAGTTTATCAACACGACCACGAAGAACTGCAAGTTCAGAAGCAAACTCATTGGTAAGACGCTTGAGTTCATCAGTAACTTCAGTTACACGATCCAGACAAGCATTCAGAAGTGCTGCTGCCTCATAACGAGTCATAGCACGACCACCACCAAAGGTGCCATTGGGATAACCAGCAACACAACCATAACGCTCTACTAGTTGTGAGAGTGCTTGATATGCCCAGTCAGTTGGTTGCACATCAGAGAATTGAGTGACACTTGTAACCTGTTCTGAAGAATATTGGGTTACTCCACCCATATTGAGTTCTGCAGCATTCACAGCAGGAGCAACAATCCCCAGAGCAACAGGTGCAAGCATCAGTTGTTTGAAAAATTTCATATAGTTTGTTAAGAATTACAACTACAGTGTTTATTTATAATTCCCAGATGTTTCTGGGGAAGCGGGTAAGGGGATTCGAACCCCTGACTACAACTTGGAAGGATGGCATGTTACCACTACACTATACCCGCATATGTAAGGGAGTATTATAACTCCCTAGTATTCAGTTGTCAAGTATGTATATTATACCCTAGTATAGCATACATTGGCAACCCCTTGTCCAGGAGATGCGATTTTACTAAATGCACCATAGGACAAATCAAGAGATCTACCAGCAACAAAAGGTCCTCTGTCATTCACTTTTACAATTACAGAACGACCATTTGATTGGTTGGTAACTTTTAATTTAGTACCGAAGGGAAGAAATTTATGGGCAGTTGACAACCCATATGCATTATATCTTTCTCCATTGGCAGTAGTTTGTCCGTGATATCCATCACCTACTCCATAATGTGATGCAAGGGAACATCCGCTTGCTGCCTTTGCTGTGATGGGTGCCAGTCCAACAAGACCAAAGGCAAGTATTGAAATTGTTTTAAAAAGCATTAAATTTAATTGAATTCTACATCCCAATAGAAGGGGGGTACACCACACCTCTCGGTAGGCACCTTCCTGGGCTCTAATTTCATAATCAAAGACTCATTCTAAAAATCATTATGAGTGATTATTTAGTAATTCTAAAGAATGTCTGAAATATACTCTAGTGATACCACTTCAAGTTCCTCATTTTGAACTACCCATTCTTGAATTTCAAGATACAAAGCAGTTGCTTCTTTAGACTTACCATTCAAACACAATTCGTGCATTCTGTCAATTCTTCGATCAATTTCAAGTCTACACAATTCTCTCAACTCAAGTCGATTCATAATAATCTTTCCTGAAGTATCTCCCTAGGATATTGCTATTATAGTACCTAGGCTCTCCAGTGTCAAGAGATTCAGTTAAAACATTGTTCAGAAACAACTGTTTAGTTTCTTCGTAATTAGTTTTACCTATTGTTTTATGTAATGATAGTATGAATCTTTTAAACTTATCCTTACCATACTTCTTTACATCTTCTTTTAATTCTGGACAGGATCCATAATACTTTTTCCAATCACTTTCCTGTTTAACTTTTCTAGACTTACCCTTCGGTTTTCTAAAAGACCAAAAATACTTTCTCCCCAAATAAATTCTGGAAGTCTCAGTGCATTCAATACGATAAACAAAACCAAAGTAATCCAATATGTCAGGTGAATCAAACACCTGTCCTTGATATATCCAAGGGTTCTCATAGGTCATAAAGCCTTTAATAATTAAGCCTTATTTATCCTTCATCCCTAACAGAGTGATTCTAACGACCTATGAGAACAATGTCAAGTATTACTTTGTTGCTTGATAAGAACGTACCTTAGATTCACCAGTTTTCTTATCTGGTGCTACCATGTGAGTTTTGATTTTCTTTGATACTGGTGCGTTCTGCTTTTCCTTCTCAAATGCCTTATGAACTTTGGCAGCATCATCATACATATGGATTTTCTTAGCACCACTTTGCTTTGCCACTGCATTAGCAACCTTCACTTTCTTCTCACCAACATCACCACCTTGCATTCCACCAGTGTAGTGAATTTTTGACTTATCTACATCAACACCGTGCTTCTTGAGGTGTCCCTGGAATTCACTTGGTTTATCAAACTTGGAACGAGCAGTGATGATGTGAACGTTCTGTCCTCTTGCCTGCTTTCTCTTAACATCTTTAATTACTTTCTTATTTGGACTAGCAGTTTGAGAAAACTTCTTCGCACTTTGGAACTCACTAAAATCATAAGAATGTCCCTTTTCTAACTTATGAGTATTGAACTCTTGGTTGCTTAGACTCTTAACTCTCTTTCCTGATGCATCATTAACGTGAACCTGAACGTTTGGTTTACCCTTTTTACCATGTCCGAAGAGAGTTTCGTCAACATCATATGCATGAACTGTTTTCTTAGGTCTAGTTCCTCTTGCCTTTTCTAAAAGATATTCTTCATCTACTTTCTTTTTATTATATTGCTTCCAAGCAGTCGCATAAGCAATTGCTCTTTCTCTATCGGTCAGTCCATCTTTGGAGTAACCTTTCTTGATATGCTTCACCATCCTTTCGGATTTTGCCCCAGGAGGTGCCTTCTCTGCCAATTCCACCTCTTCCTCTGTAACAAGATCCAAAACGGTTTCATAGTTGGTTTTCATTTCATGGAGGATAGATCTCATTCTATCTCTAGATGCTTCAACTTCTTCCTTATTATGCATTGTTTCCCAATATGAATCCCATTTTTTCTTATCTTGTTTTGCCTGCTCTCTTGATGATGGAGTAAATGAAGATGCCTTATTTCTAGTACCTTGTCCCAATGGAACTCTCTTTTTAGGACCAGATGCTGCTGCTCTTTTTGCCATTTTCTGAATTTCTGGATCTGAACCAGTTCTCTTTACACTGCCAATTGTTTTAGTTACAGGATCCCAATGTGCTTCACCAAGTTCAACTTCTTCAATATTTACTTTAGGCAGTTTCACTGCTGCTGCCTTTTTCTTTTGGAGTTCTACTGCCTTTGGTCCCAACTGTCTTGCTGCACTTGGAGTGAGGGCTCCTGCACCAGAAGATTTCCTAACTTCAAAACTAGGAGACTTAGCTTCGTAAACCTTACTATATGCTTCTCTAATATTATTAAGACCAGACATAATACTCTTACTTTTTACAAGTATTTATAAAAAAAGAGGGTCCGAAGACCCTCTAAATCAAAGTTTAAATCCTGCAAAAGTATCTGTCTTCACATCTTGCTTAATGCCACCAACAACATAAGATTCAACTTCTGTTTCTTGTGGTGCTACTTGAAGACCTTTAGAACTAATCCAATGCTCCGTCCAAGGAAGTGGATTATTTTTAGCAGCAATATCATAAATTGGTTTGATTCCAATTGCTCTCATTCTTCGATTAGCAATCCACTCAACATAATTGTTGAGTAGTTTATCATTCAAACCAATCATAGAACCATCTTTGAATAGATACTGTGCCCACTCCTTTTCCTGATCTACGCAATTCCTGAAGGCAGAGATTACCCAATCTTGTTCTTCTTTAGCAATTTGCTGCATTTCTGGATCATCCCCTTCACTCCACTTATTGAGGATGTTTTGAGTAATGACAAGGTGCTGATTTTCGTCTCTTGCGATGAGAGAGATAATTTTAGCGGATCCTTCCATAAGTTTGAGTTCACCAAACGCAAAGCTGCAAGCGAACGAGACATAAAACCTGATACCTTCGAGAATGTTGACATTGGCAATTGCTCTGTAAAGTTTTCTTTTAAGTTCAATTCTATCTTCCCTGGCAGAACCTGCACGTTCTTGTGCATACAACCAGGCATTAGAAGTTCCATACTCCTGTGCAGAGTTAATGAATTCATCGTAAGATTCTGTCACTGATGATGCTCTTTCTAGAATCCTTTCATTATTCAAAATAGTATCAAACACTTCAGAAGGATCTGAATATACATTCTTGATAATGTAAGTATAGGATCTAGAATGGATCATCTCCATAAATTCCCATACAGTCATACATGCTTCCAGTTCAGGAAGGGAGCAGTATGGAATAAATGCCATACCAGGACCACGACCCTGAACTGAATCTAGAAGAATCTGATACTTCAAGTTAGATGTGAAAATGTGCTTCTGTTCTGGTCGCAGTGTATGGTAATCGGCACGATCCTTTTGGAGGGAGACCTCCTCAGGTCTCCAGAAGTATCCAAGTTGTTGTTGAGTTAATTTATCAAAGACTGGATATTTGTATTGATCGTATCTTTGAACTCCAAGAGGATTGCCAAAAAACATTGGTTGCTTTTTGGAATCCACTTGTGATGTGTTGAATACTGTCATTCCCATAGTAGACTCTTCCGAATTAACTCTAAATTTTGCAACTTTCACAATCTTCTTCTCCAGATGAACTTAAGATGTCGTCAATTAAATCATTAATATTTTGAGATGGTTCTTTGATCTCATCAGTCTTATTATCATATGTGTTTTGATAATAAGAAGTCTTCCATCCATACTTATAAGTTGTCAAGAAGTCTTGTGCCATCACACTAACAGGAACTTCGTTATCTGCATAGTTTTCTGGATTATAACTCCAGTTTCCGGAAATTGCTTGGTCGAAAAACTTCTGCATCACAGCAACAACATTAATATAACCACGATTAGACTCCATATCCCAAAGGAGAGTGTAATTGTTTTTAAGACTCTGATATTGAGGGACAATCTGCTTAAGAGGTCCTTTTTTGGACTTTTTAACGGACAGGAATCCCCTAGGAGGCTCGATGCCATTGGTGGCATTTGACACAACGGAACTGCTCTCCGATGGCATTTGTGCGGACAACGTGCTATGTCGTAATCCATATGTCTGAATGTTGGTACGTAAAGTTTCCCAATCATGCTCTAATGGGATAGAAGAAATTTCATCTACATCTCTCTTGTATGTATCAATCGGCAGAATTCCATCAGAATATTTTGTTCTTCCAAAGTACTCACAATAACCCTTTTCTTTGGCAAGTTGATTAGATGCCTTCAGAAGATAATATTGGAATGCTTCGGTTAAACCATGAACTGCATCCCATGCCTCTTGAGAGTCATAATTGAACCCAAGTTTGGCAAGATAGTGTGCGAGACCAATGAAACCGATTCCAAGGGACCTACGTGCCTTTGTAGCAATCTCTGCTGCCTTTACAGGATAATCCTGATAATCAATCAGTTCATCCAATCCACGAACAGAAAGATCACAAAGTTCTTCAAGTTCTTCATCGGACTTTACCTTACCAACATTGATGGCAGACAGAATGCAAAGAGCAATCTCCCCCATATCATCATCAATATGCTGAAGAGGATCTGTAGGAAGAGTGATCTCCTGACAAAGATTACTCATATTCACTTTATCCTTAAAGGATGAGTGAGAGTTGCAGTGATCGATATTCATGATGTAAATACGACCAGTTTCTGCACGTTCTTTCAGAAGATTGAGAATGAGTTCTTGACCTCCGATAGTTTTTCTTGGAATAGATGGATCTCGTTCATAACCCACATATAACTCGTCAAATCGATCAGTGCCAAAAGCATCATACAAACCAGGAACGTCGTGGGGGGAAAAGAGTGAAATCTCTTCGTTTTGGATAAATCGTTCATAGAACAGTTTGCTGATTTGAATAGAGTAATCTAACTTACGAACACGGTTATCTTCAGTTCCTTTATTGTTCTTAAGGACAAGAATGTCTTCTATTTCTTGATGCCAGATTGGAAAATGGACCGTTGCAGATCCACCTCGGATGCCATTTTGAGTGCAGCATCGGACAGTTGCCTCAAATTTTTTGAGAAACGGTACAACACCAGTATGGGCAACCTCTCCGCCTCTAATTTTACTGTTGATGCCACGGATGCGACCTGCGTTGATACCGATTCCCGCCCTTTGAGCAACATACCTGCCAATAGCCATGTCACTACTAAAGATGCTGTCGAGGGTGTCATCAACATCAACAAGAACACAGCTTGCAAATTGTCTAAGAGGTGTTCTAACTCCTGCCATGATGGGAGTTGGGATGTTGATTTTGTGCTTTGAGATTGCATTGTAATACCTATGAACGTAGTCTAAACGTTTCTCTTTTGGATACTCTGCAAAAATAGTCAGAGCAATCATAATATACATGAACTGGGGAGTTTCATACACTTTACCAGCACTTCGATCTTGCACTAGATACTTGTCAACTACCTGACGAAGACCTGCATAGGTGAAGAGCATGTCACGATCATGGTCGATAAAACCATTGACCTTATCAATATCTTCCTTTGAATATTTAATAAAGATATCACTATCGTAAATATTTTTCTCAACACAAGAATAAATGTGCTGCTCTAGATGGGGGAATTCTTTGATTCCTCCATAAAGACCTTTTCTCAAAGAGAACAGAAGAAGTCTAGCAGCAACAAATTGATAATTTGGATGATCCAAATCAATCAAATCACTAGCACTTCGGATTAAGATTTCTTGAATCTCTGCCGTAGTAATGCCATCATAGAATTGAATACCAGATTGCATCTCAACTTGACTTGCAGAAACCCCTGCAAGTCCCTTACATGCCTCTTCTACCATCAAATGCATCTTGTCTAGATCAAGTGGTTCGATGGATCCATCTCTCTTATTAACTTTTAGTCCGTTGCTCATACTCGTTTCCAACCAATAAGTTTTGCTTTTGCTTCTAATCCACAATAAGTGTTTGATTTTAACATAGACTGAACGTTTAGTCCAGACAAAATCATATCATTAATATCCTTTTGCTGGATATCATTAGGCCAAATGACGATGGGCAATTTTAATTCAATTGCTTTTGTCATCTTATCAACAATCTGTTTATTCCGTTTTTCATTATCATAAACAACTACAAAATCAACTTCATAATTCGAAAGTAAAAACATATGATCGATATCAGAACCAACCATAGCAATTGAGTTGTCTATAAACATACTATCAAAAGGACCTTCAACAATATAAACTGTCTTGTCCCAATCAACATTATCTAGTCCATAAATTTTTGGATGTGAATCATTCAAAATGATTGTAATGTATTTAACCTTCGAATTTTTCTTCAAACTTCTTCCTTGAAATCCAAAGATTTCACCTTTGTTTATTAAAGGAATAATAATCCTCGGTTCATCATTTTCAATGGAAGTGAATGTTTGCTTTTGAGAATTAGTCCATTCTTTAAATCTATCACAATAATATAATTGCGATAGATATTTTTCTGGAATTTTTCTGCTACTTAAATACTTTTTTGCGGTATGATCTTCCGGAAGTTCTAATATAGTAGGGAGATCAAAAGACTTTTTTGAAAATTTTGGAGCAGTAAAATTGAATTTTGGATCAGCAGTGTTTGAGTTTTTTCCAGTCAATCCATTTTTATACCTCTCCATTACATATTGATCGTAAAGGACATTATCCATATCCTTTAAGAAGTTTGTAAAAGACCTAGATACACCACAATTATGGCACTTGTAATTGTGATCGTTCTTTGACTGGTAGATATACCCCCTTGCTTTGTTTTTATACCTCTGCGAATCTCCACAGTAAGGGCATCTGAAATTATAAAGATTGTTTTTTACTTGCTTAAATTTTTGAAGCCTAGATGAAATAAGTCCAATGTATTTGGAGTCAACAAAACTCATTACAAGATAATCTATTTGCTAGATTCTATTCTAGCAGGTTGCTGGTCTGGTGTCAAGATATCCACCACTATATGAGATTGTGATACTGCGAAGGATAAGAGGATTGCTGCTCCTGCGATTATCCAACGAAATTTTCCAAGGTCTTCTACTTTAGTCTCTAATGAATCAATTCTTTTAGAAACTACTTCATGCTGATCTTTATTTTCTATTTTTAATTCTTCAATTAATCTTCCAACATAATCATCTGCTCTATGGCACTGTTCTATCTTTTCCTCATGAACAGCCAACATCTTACTGATATTCTGACTTGTCCTTCCCATAATTTGAATTGCTTCATCTATCTTTTTCAATAGCAATTCATAAGATGAAAGTCTTTCTTCAAGCACGGCAATTTTGGTGTCTGCAGAAGTATTTTGGTTAAACATTTACTTGGACCGTCTTTGTACCTTTGCTAAATTTTTAAAAAAAGGATTCCAAGTTCTATGCTTCTTTTTACGTAAATCAACTGGTGGATTTCCAGGATCTGCCTCGGGAGTTCCTGCAATCTTACCAGTGCCAAGGTTCATTGTTGGAGCATCTTCACGCAAATTCGTTCTAATAATATTTATTATTTCGTCTAATTTGTCCGATTTCATTTTAGATTGAATTTAGGATATCTAAACATTTATGGTCTATGGGTATATCGTCGATCATCGACTTTGGATATTCCGGAATTCTATTCAAAAATAATAAAAATGTCTTAATAGAAGACCACAGTTCCCTCTCTAATTTGTAAAAGAGAAGTGGAACTGCGGCATCATTAAAGACATTGAATATGATAATGAAGTGGTTGATTAAAAGATCAACTCTCAATTCACCACCTCTTACATATTTCCGAAGCAGTTTCTTTATATACTTAAATCTACTTAAGTCTTCAAAGAAATCATCTTGCGTAACTGCTTGAGGATTATCATAATATTTAATAGCAAACAATATATAATTCTCTTCGTTCAACTCATCAAACTTCATATATTATCAGCTAACGGTCATTGTTGCAATTCCAGAAGTCGAAGACACATTTCCAGAGGTAAGAACGACACGATACTTATAATTATTCTTGCTTGCATCAGTATTCGCAATGCTTACACTAGTTGAGGTTTGACCCGCAAGGTTAGCAAATGTTCCGGTATTAGGATCTTGTTGCCACTGATAAGAAAGTGGTGCGTAAGAAGGAGTAATTGATGCACTTACACTAAACGTGGCAGTTGCTGTAGTTCCAACACCTACTGATTGTGGTTGAGTGAGAATTGAAATAACGGCATCAACATATACAGAATCGTCAGCAGCATCACCAGCAGCAATATATGTTGGAAGAGTTCCACCAGTGATTTCCGACATAGCAACAAGAGTTTCCGATTTAACTCTCAAGTTGCCGTGCATATCAACATAAGTATGAACCCCAACCCATCCTGCGTGTGCTACAGCATATTTAGTTGTTGTTGCTGCTCCTGCCTCATTTACATCAACACCATACACAACATTGGTAGAAGATGAATTTCCTGCCCCAATAATTGTTGCATAATTTATGTCTTCAAGGGTATAGATTGGTCTTTCAGTAATCGAATATCCAATTCCAGAAATTGCTGCTCCAGACAAGTATTGAGTAGTAGCAATTGAAATCGAAGTATCCGATGTAATTGCAGAAATTACTGCAGAACCAAAAGTTCCACCAGCTCCAATTACAATTACATCGCCAGTGGAAATTCCAGCAGCAGTGAATGAAGTTCCGGTTCCGGTGATAGTTTTATTTCCATAATTAACTGCGATTGTTCCTACAGAATAAAGACTATCTGATTTTCCCCAAAGAGCCATTTGTTTTACCTAACTAATTTTTTTATTCTTGAATTATTTATAAAAATGGGGGAGTGAGTTCTCCCCCCAGTAATTTTAGTGTGAATAGTAATTATCAACCTTTCTTTAAAAGGGACTTTCTTACCGTAGATGCAATTACATCATCAATATCATTATCTGTAGATTGAACGTACTTATCAATCAAATCACAAACTAATTTTTTAGTTTTTCTATTAGATGCTAAAGAAAAAAGTAAAGGTCTGACTAAACTTACAGCTACTCCCATGATTACCTCTTGTATTATCCTATTATATAGGAAATCACCCATTAATATTATATCTATTTTGAAGATATAATATTACTGATTCATTTGTAGATCCAGATTGTGCTTTTGCTTTTGCAAGTTGAACATCAGCAAGTTCTTTCTTGACTTGCATCTGAGCTGCCTTTCTCTTGGCAGAAGAATCTACAGTTACAGTTTCTGCATCACCTTTAGGTGGAATGGCAGTTGAGTTTGCCTCATCCAATTCAAACTCCTCTTTAGGAACGCAGTTAGGTACAGTTCTGCCACCCTTCTTCTTGGTTCCTACTGGTTCGTATCCTTTCCAGCAAGGATTAGTATTTCTTAAAGTCTTTTCCTTCTTTTCTTCTTCAATACTTGGTTTTGTATTGATTTTATTTTCTACATTTCTAACATCAATTTTTTTATTCTTTTTAACCTTACCAGGTTCAACCTCTTCCTTTCTCATTGCCTTTTTGATGGCACGATCTTTTACTCCAGCATACTCATCTGCTTCATCTTCCACTTCACCGTCACCATCATAATCTTTAGACTTTTTTCCAGTCTTCTTATACTTATGCTCTTCATCTTCACCAGCATCATCTTCATCATCATCTTCCTTCTCGGATTCCTTTTTACCTTCAGTTAAGGTATAAGGATCTTCAATATTAAAAAATGGTTCTCTAAGTTCTTTAAAAGAATCAGTCCAAATGTTAGTCATTGATTTTCTGTGCTTTTGCTTCTTTTATTTATTTGTCAGTTAACTTCACAAACATCCTTTATCCAAGATTTAAACATTATACCATCATCAGTTACACAAATTAGATGGTTTGTCCCAGATCTAATAATATTCCCACGAAGTCCTGTATTACAATTCTCCACTAAAGACCCAACAGTAAATATTTTTTTAGTGACATAATTTTCACGAAGACCTCTCCAATCCAAATCTGGAGAAATTTCCCAAATAGAATAACCTTCTTTAATATTCATAGCATCTCTCAAATCCATAAAGAGTTGCTTAATTATTGATTCATCAACATTTGAAGGCATTGTTTTTTTAAAGGTCTGATAATCCCCTTCTGCAGCAGAACTTCTAGCAACAGAAGATGTCCCAGTTTCGGAATCAGAGTCTTTTGGTCCCGCAGAAACTACGTTAATTGATTGGAACTGATATAACTGCCCGTTTGCCTTTGCAGTCAAACTATCAAGTTCAGCAACTCTTTCCTCTCCACAGACTACATTGGCAGAAGTATATCCTTCTTGATTTAAGAAGGTCAGTGCATCAAATACAGTGTTAAACTCATCACTGTCAATAATCCGATCAGCATAATCAGGAAACATTTCCCTCATATATTGGATCTTTAATTCAGGATCCAATGGATTTCTTTTTTTATCCTGGGTTCTACTTGGGAATATATAAAAGTTTCCTCCAGCAGATACTTGAGACATTGCTTTAAACAATGCTTCGTGTCCTTTGGTTGGAGGATTAAACTTACCGAAGGCAACTGTAACTATATCATCACGAACTTGCTGTTGAGATTGACCGTATCCAGATGCTGAAGAAGATGCTGCTGAAGCAGCAGAAGATCTCTGAGATGCTGCTTGAGGAGTTTTGCCAAGTCTTACTTTTCCCCCTTTATAAGCAGAAGGTTTTTTACCAGTAATGGTTGCTGGTTCTTGCCTTTCAGTCTCATCCTTATCTTTCTTCTGAGATGCCTTTCCACTAAAGACTTTAAGTTGTCCCTTTACAGTTTTTGCTACTAACTTTCCCTTTGAATCATACCAGTCTCCGTGACCGTTTCCCACAAGTCCCATCCTTTTCGCTTGAGCGGATGCTTGTGTTTCTACTGCTTCTTTGATAAAGGTTAAGAAAGTTTTCATTTATTAATTTGAGAATATATAAAGTCTTGATTATCAAGAATATAGTTGAGACCTGATTTTTTCAATTGTAAGTATTTATCTTTCTTATCTTTTGTATCTTGATTAGATTCAATAAAAGATATAAAAAACCTAGAAAAATTTTCTATGGTCCTTCTTTTCAATTGTTTAATACGAACTTTAGTCTTGTATATTTGTATTAATTCTAAAAATAATTGCTTCATATTATGTTAATGTTTCTATCTAGATCTTCATTTGATGCGGGAAGTCCTTTTGTGTAAAGTGCATAAGAAAAATTATATTTTCCAGATCCTTTTGGTTGAACTCTAACTCTTATAAAGGTCTCCTCTGGAGTAAATTGTTTGAGATCTTTTGAAATATTCAAAGGATCTTTAACACCAAACCAGTACAAACCTCTTCCTCCAATTTGGATATAATGAGATTCTTTACTTGTATAGTAATCTACTATATCACTATAACTACATTTAATTTTTATTTCCGACAATGCCTCCAAATCTTGCTTCCCCCTCTTATCCCTAGGTATTTTTATAACATTCTTGAAGGGGTGGGTTTTCTCCTCTTCTAAGTATAGAGGATAATATTTATCATTATCTAAATACCACTTCTTATTAACCACCTCTGTAACTTTATATTTTCTAGCAATATTTCTCATTATTTCTTTTGAGGTATTTTCATCATCAAGTTCATTGGATTCAGTCAATACCCAAGGCAATTTATTTGGGGAGTTATCAAATTTTAAAGTTCCAGAACCAAAGGCAGCAGATAAATTTAATTTAATCTCCAATCCACTAGTACCAAAACGATTTTCAACAGTAACATCTTGTCCTGGAATTTGTTCTACATCATTAACATCAAGAGGAATTTTTCCAGCATTCTTCAATTCTTTGAATAACTTTCTCTCATAAAGTTGCCCCTTATTGAATGCCATAAAAAATCCCGTTTCCTTTATTTAGAAACGGGACCTTATTAAATATCTCCTACTTCTCGGTTCTCGGAATAATAAACATCAAAGAAACCATCTGGATATCGTTTCATCAGTTTATCAATATTAGTTTGAATAACTTGATCGAAAGAAACCTCAAGAGCAATGCAAGCTTGTGCTACATACCACATCGTATCACCAAGTTCTTTGATTAGGTGAGTGCGAGTTTCATCATTCCAGGATTTACCCTGGAATACCATTTTCTTTACGATTTCCATAAACTCACCACCTTCAGCATTAATACCAACAGCAGCAGTTAGAAGACGTTCAATATTTGCTCCTTTCTGATCTAGTTCGACCATTCGATCAGATAGTGCTACAAAATCTTTTGATGCATCAGAAGTAACAGCATCAACAAAATTTTGGTATTTGTCAAAATCAATTTTTTGTGTCATTAGAATTTTAATCCAGCAAATTTATTAGTTTTTTTAGTATCTTCTTCATAATCATACTCTTCTTCTTTACCAGAGTCAAGTATGTTATCTTGAGCACTTTGCTCACAATCATAAAGTCTCATCTTCGCACGATCAATACCAACAACAAATCGTTTATTGACCGTAGGATCATTATACCTATTCTTAAGTTGCTTAACCATAATCTGACCCATTTGTTCTAGTTCTTCAGTACTAATCAAAGCAAACATAAAGTCTGCAGTAGCAGGAAGACCAAAGGATTCAGAAGTGTCCGTCAGTTCTACATCAGAGTTGCCATATCCACTACGAGTAGTTTGAGTGGCACTGACGATTGGAACATTAAACTCCACAGCAAGACCACGGAGTTCTTCAGCAATTGCCTTTACATAAGAATAAGAATTCACAGAGAAATTTGCCTTGTATCTAGAAGAAGCACAGATATTAAGATAATCAATAAAGATAATATCTGGTTTAAATGATTTCTTCAAAGACAACTCATTGAGTAGTGATTTGAAATGTCCCGAATGTGCCGAAGCAGTAGGATATTCTTTAATGATTAACTTACCTTGAGTTTTTTTGTTAAGAATATCAATCTTCTTCTCAAACATATTTTTGGAAAGATCAACAATATCTTTGATATTTACATTCAAGAGGTTCGAGTCAATTCTTTCAGCAATCCTGTTCTCTGCCATTTCAAGTGTAATGTAGAGAACATTGCGTCCTTGCAGGAGGACGGAGCTAGCCATGTGGCACATGAATAGACTTTTCCCGACACCCGTACCAGCAAGAGCGACGTTGAGAGTCTTATTAGGTAGACCACCTTTTGTAATTTTGTTGAAGTATTCAAGGTCGAATGGTATTTTATCTTCTTTTCTGTGATAAGATTCATATCTTTCTAGGTAGTCCTGTAAATAATCATGTCCGATGTGGTCATCAAAACTAACGGCAAGTGCGTTCTGAAGAATTGATGGAATAGCATCTCGGTTTTTCTTTTCGTCCTGTCCGTCAGCAATTTTAATGCTTTCCATCAGTGCGAGATAAATTGCTTTATCTCTGCACCATTTTTCAGTTGTATCAGTTAACCACTGATCGTCAACACTAGAATCATCCAGTGCCTTTACATAATCACAAATGACTTTATAAGTGTCCTCTGTGATATCTGTCCTTTTTTCAGTTTCAATTAATACAACTTCTTTGGTGGCAAGATTGTCATAGTTAAGAATGAACTTACAAATCTCTTCAAATACTACACGTTCATGAGTGTTATCAAAATATTCATTTTTAAGAAAAGGCAAAACCTTTCTACAATAGTCCCCATTGAAAATGAGATTTCTTAGAATTGTAGTTTCAATCTTTTCCATTACCCTCCGTATAAGAATTCTTTTTGTGCTGCTTCATCCAATGCCTGCATTACTTCACCTGTGAAGTATTTTTCTGGATTTTCCATTATGGTTTTCCCATATTGCGATCCGAACGCAGTTTCGTACCTAGTCCCAGACTTTTTGAATATTTCATATTTCTCAGCCAAATCAAGAAGACCATAATACTTATCAAGACCACGATCATCATAATACAACCTTACCTCCACTGTTTTGTTTTCTTTACTAAGTCTGGACTTATGAGTTGTTGCTTTAATAATGTTTCCAACAACTTCTCTACCATCCTTTTCTTTCTTCTTAGAAAGGTAGATGATTGTAGATGCTGCATACTTAAGTCCAGAACCACCACTCATTTCTTTAGTTGGAACATAGGCACCAACAACATCATAGGTATGATTGGTGACAATCATTGGAATGTTTGCTTGACCCAGTTTCAAGGTTAGCATCCTGAAGGCACCTTTGACAAGTTGGGATTTAGTCATATCTCTAACTTGCTTTTCATTTAGTGCGTCAGTAATTTCCTTTTCAGTAGAAAGCATTCCAAGAGAATCAAGAACAAACATACAAGGACTTCTATCTTCTTCCTTCTTCTTCAGATACATATCGACTGCCTTGAGTGCTTTAGATCGAAACTCCTCAATAGTAACTACATTCAGTACAACGATTCGTTTAACATCCATTCCCCTGGATACTAGTAATGATTTGTTGATAGCAGCCTCAGTGTCAAAGTAGAGACAGTAACCATCGGGATTAGTATCAAGAAAGTTCTTAACCACTGCGAGAGAGAAAAAAGTCTTTCCAGTAGAAGACTCTCCAGCAATAGCAGTAATCTTGTTCCCAGATACACCACCAAATACACTACCTGAAACCAGTGCATTAAAAATGTATGAACCTGTATCAACATAGTTTTCTGTTTCCTCTATATCAGATGCTAATGAAGCATATTCTCCACCAACTTCTTTAATTATATCTTTTAAGAAATCCATATCAACCAATATCAATTTTCCAATTTTTTACATCAGTATCATCTTGTCTGGTAATAGTTAGACTAGTCCCATCATCAAAAGCATCTAATACACCAGCAGAATGCCCCTCATAGAGAGAATACTCTTGATAGTAATCATCATCGCTCTTTTGAATAGAGAACCAAGGACATCCAACAGTTGGGTTAGTTACACAAATAAGAAGTGCTTTACCAATTGCATCACCACGACTAGTAACTCTTTGAATGCGAACATAAGCATCCATATCATTCATCCAATTGCTGATACCATCAACAATATCAGAAACAATATCCATACTAATTCCACCAACTGTTGTGGATCCAGAAACCTCTGGATATGGAGTCATTACGTTTGTATTCTTATCCATATAAACAATTGTCTTTGTTTCTGGAGAAGGTGTTGCCATTTTAATTTGATAAATGACATCATCACCCCAACCATCACTGTTTCTGACCATTACATCAGTGTCTTTTCTCATCCAAGCTGTCCATCTGTTAAACAGCAAAATTAATTTTTTCATAGGTTTAAGCAAAAAGTGATTCTAATGTGTTTGTTTTTTCAATGCCCCATCCAATACATTGAAGAATAGTTTTCAAAGGATCAATAAAACCTTTCTCAAACTGAAGTTCATAATCAACATATTTAATTAGATTTAATTCCTTTGGGAACTGCTGTACAAATGATA